CTAACCACCCTGAGAGTCGAATTAGAGCGACGTAGAGACTTGGACGCCATTGGAGGGCCAGCGTACCTCTTTTCACTCACTGAAGGCGTACCGCGAAACCTGAATACCGAGAGCTACATTCAGATCGTCAGGGACAAGTCTCTGCTTAGACAGCTCATGGGCATCTGCAACGACTTCTCTTTGAGAGCAAGTGATCCATCAGAAGACGCCATAAACATACTTGGAGATTTAGAGCACTCGCTATCGCAGGTCGCAGACAGCACCATCCATTCAGGCCTGACAGGCTTGAAAGACATATTCACCGCAATGGGCGGGCCAGAGAAGATGTTCATTTCCTCTGGCGAAGTCACAGGATTACGGACGCATTTTACTGAGTTCGACCGCATGACCTGTGGGCTACAGAAGTCAGAATTGGTCATCATTGCGGCGAGACCTTCAATGGGCAAGACGGCGTATGCAATCAATCTGGCTCAGAACGCCGCTCTGCATGACGGCAAGGTGGTAGCAGTCTTCAGCCTGGAGATGAGCAAAGAATCTCTGCTAAAGAGGATGCTGGCGTCTCAAGCCTCAGTAACCGGTCGGAGGATGGCCGGGTTCATTGGCGGCGACGAACGCAGAAGACTTTATGCAGGCATGGAGCAGTTGCAGGGATCAAAGCTCTTCATCGATGACACTCCAGGTATTTCGTTACAGGAGATGCGGGCCAAATCTCGAAGGCTGAAGCAGCAAGAGGGCTTAGACCTCATCCTTGTGGACTATTTGCAGTTGATGACCGCTGCAAAGAAGGAAAACAGGACTCAAGAGGTTAGTTCCATCTCGCGGGGGTTGAAAGCACTCGCTAAAGAGTTGCAGGTTCCTGTAGTCGCCCTCAGTCAGCTATCGCGCAACAGTGAGCAGCGCAGTGGCGACAAAAAGCCTCTTCTGAGTGACCTACGCGAATCAGGCTCCATCGAGCAAGATGCCGATGTGGTTGCCTTCATTCATCGTGAGGAATACTACGACCGCGATAACGAGGATTTGAAAGGCAGGGCGGAAATCATCATTGCCAAACAGCGCAACGGACCCACCGGCACTATTCCTCTCGCATGGCGCAGCGAGTACACAAAGTTTGAGAACTTGGCCTAAAGGAGAGCTATGAGCACAGGGAAAGCGGCTGAACGGAAGAAGAAGACTGAACTCGCGCCGGGAGAGAACGGCCACCACATGGAGAGCAGGGCCGAAGACTATGCGTGCTGTGGCTATGACGTGAAGGACGGTAAGTACACGCTGTCCGCCACCCGCTCAAGCCTAATGATCTCCACGGCGATTGAGCGGCAGGCGCTCAATGACTACGTGCAGGTGATGAACCGCTTTATTACCGAGCGATTCAAGGATATTGCCCAAAGAGAGCAGCGCTGGTGGAATGACATTCTTCCTGCGCTCCAGATTCCTCCGGAGCAGAGAGACGGCGCTTGGAGGCTGACATTTGATGGCGACAATGCGGTCATTTACAGAGTTCCCGCCCCACCTGCACAAGAGAGGACAGAAGGATGAAGAGATTGTTCTACACGCTCAAGCCGTTCTTTCTGTTGGCAGCCGTTGCCGGATATATAGCGCTCGGATTCAGTTTGGCGGCAACACACTTCGTTCTGTCGCTATGGATGTTATTGGCACCGCCCTTAGCGATGGGGGTTGGGATAGTTGGGAGCATTATGCGGGATCGGTGGCGTGGATACCCAGAAGCGGAGGCTAAGGATGAGCAAGCTGGAGTTTAGCGAACAAGAGAAGCGGAAGGCTGCTGAGCAGGTTACAGGCATGGATGTCCGCTATAAGACTGGCTGGACAATCTATTGGTGCGATGCCATCGACCTCCAGTGCCGTCTCAACCGGGCCGAAAAACTGATTGGCCGTCTGTTGGGAGAGGTCTGCGGTCCATTCGCTGACACGACTGTAGTGCCTGAATCTGAAGTCTTTCTAACTGCACTCCGCGAGGAAAGAGGTGAGCAGTGAGCGACCAGAGCAAGCAAAGGTTTCCGTTTCCAGTTGGCTCTAAAGTTAGGCTGCTAAATGCGCCTAAGTGGAGCACCGCGTACAAGATGATTGGGCAGTCGGGAACAGTGGTGTCTATAGCTCCGCTCCAGCCTAACTATGCGGACGTGCTATTCGAGAAGCCCGAATACGCGGGCCAGAAGATCGTATGTGATGGCTCCATGCTCGAACTCATCCCCACCGCATCTCCTGTAACCGCCCTAGTAGACGGCGCTGCGCTGCCCGAGCCTGTGCCTGCTGAGGGAGCCGACAATGGCATCCCCGACCCTTGGCTCCAGAAACATACCGTCAAGCCTTCCGCCCCAGAAGCAGCCGCAGGGCCTGAGAGCGGAATCGTTCCTTACCTTGTCGGCCAGATCGCAGCATTCGGGCCGAACCCAGCCGGGGAGCGCACAGATGATTTGGTGACATTGCTGCACACCGCGATTGATCCGTTGGTGAAGTCTGCCGCCCCCATCGCGCCAGCCGCAGCCAATCAGTGTGACGGGTGCAACTTAGGTCTGCCAGTAGACGCTAAAGGTAATCACTTACGCGAGGGTGCGGTATTCGGCATTCACATGGCCTGCACCAAGCACAAGTATGCCGCGCCAGCCGCAGCACCTGATGAAGTGATCGAGGAATTGATGATCGCACTGCGAATGGTTCGGCGACTCTTCGGCGAGGGATCACCGTTATTTATCAAGAAACTCGGCGGTCCAATCACAAATGGAGATCAAGACAAGATCGACGCGCCATTTATAGCCATCGACAGAGCCCTCGCCCGCGCCGAATCCTACCGCAAAGGAGGCTGAGAATGGCAAGTAAGTTGATAGACATAAGCTTTATTCCCGAAGGCAAGGAACGCGATGACTTTCTGCGGAAGCTAGTCGCCACGCCAAAGTCAGATCGGCAACGCCTGATGGAAGACACGATGCACAAATACGGCTATGTTCCACCCACGGTCCACTAAAGGAGAACCCCGATGCCCGATCAGAGCACAGCAAGCAGGATTGCGCTTCTACCGTGTCCGTTTTGCGGCGGAGAAGGTGCGCTGAACGAAGGTGACGGGGTGATCTGGGCGGAATGTACTACCTGCAATCTTGCCCTCCCGTATCAATTGGAACGCGATGAAGCTATTGCCGCATGGAACACCCGCGCCAAGCCGGACGGATGGGTAGCGCCTGGAAAGATAACCAAAGAAGATGTGGATTTCATCAAGTCCATGTGCTTTCAAGGCCCTGACATGACCGAGAGACAGGAAAGACGAGTGCTCCGGGTTATTGATGAGTTGCGACTAATCGCAGCAGCCGTGCCCACCCCTCCAGTGCTCCCGGAAGGAGAGAAGGCGTGAGCCAACTGAATCTACAAGTGAATGAGGCCAAGGTCTATTGGGATGACGAGGGGCATGGCCTAAAGAAGTGTCATGGCTGCGGTTCCAACACGAACGGTCGCGCAACTCTTGATTCCCCTACTCGCAGTTTTGCCAACTTTCCCTACTGCATGAACTGCGCAATGACTCACACGCTGAACGGCCAAATCGCGGCGGCGGGGAGCCTAACTAATGGCTGACAAGCTACCTATCATCTGCGGGATATTGGCTGGCATCTTCGTGATTCTCATGGCCATAAATGGAAGCCTAATCGACATCGCCGCAGCACTAAAAAAGTTGGCTGACAAGGAGACGGAGAGATGAGCCCTGAATTACGCGCAGCATTTGAGGAAATGAAGCGTACAGATATGGTGTTGGATGACGAGGACTATGCGACTCACTCCCCGAAACTACTGGAGGCCATGCGCGCCGCCGACAGATTTAGGGAACTGCTGGAGAGTGAGGAGTCCCGATGAGCGAACCCAAGAAGCAGGTTGAGCTGCCGGCGCTGGAGCAAGGAGACTGCCCTGTTCATGGCCACTCCATCTGTGCCTGCGTGGAATGGAAACGGTCATATGGTCCAAAGGAGCAGCGCGAACGCCAACTCCTCTCCGCCCTAACCGAATCCGCCGCCAAAGACGCCGCACTTGAAGCAGCGAACGCGAGAATCGCCCGAGTAGAGAAGATGCGGGATGATCATTTCGCTGAGATTGTTAGAGCACGAGAGATTATTGCTGGACTGGTAAAACGCGCCGAATCCGCCGAGGCCAAGCTAACGGCTGTAGAGGGGATCATCGCGGAGAAGCTGCCGTATGTCCACGATGCTGATGACGAAAGCTACTACCCAACGCCCATCGTAGACGCCCTCTTTGCCCGCATCCGTGAGGTCATCAAATGAGCGACGAGAGAGACCAAGACACGGCCATGACCGGTGAGTTGGCGAGGGCTAACAGCTATGCTGCCGAACTCGAAACCCTGCGGGCGAGGGTAGAGGAATTGGAATCGGTGCTGAATCAATCGGTAGAAGCGGTGAACAGTCTGCCGAGCGTGACTGGCCTATCTCCGGTGCAAAACTACCAAGGAATCCCTATAGCTATCCGCGATCTGCAAGAGTCGTACAGGGATGCGGCGAGGGCTCGCAATGGCATGTACACGAAGGCAGAGGCTCGGCTCCGCGATGTATCTGAAGCCCTAGAGAAGAAACTGGAGCGGGTCAACTGTGACGATGTTCACGGCGAGTACAAAGCTATCCTTGGCGACTACGTGCGGTTTGAGGATCACGACGCCTTCATATCCGGGCTCCGCGTCATAGTAGAGGGCAAGTAAAGAGAGGAACACCATGAAGACAATAGCTGCGTTAGGTTTAGCCGTTCTTTTGCTTACAGGGAGCGCGGCACGAAAGCCGGTGGATGTGCCTGCGATTCAGGAGGACTACTGGATGGAGCAGCTTGTCATATGCATGGAGCGATGCCCAGAGCCGCGCACATCCCTAACCCCGTTTGAAAATGCGCTAAAACACACCCACTACACCTGCGCAGACAAGACGCGGTTCCTGATGACCTCAGAAGACGGCAATAAGCACTGCATTGCGATCACGGATTGACGGGCAAGTAACAGGAAAGGTGGAAAGAGGGATTATGTTGAGCACAAAAGAGCAACTGGAGCCGTGGGTCACGATGAAGGAAGCCGCTAAGCAGTTGGGAATTCCCTATTCCATGCTGCGCAATATGGCTATCGAGGGGATCGTGCCCTGCTTTATACGCGGCACTGGGAAGTACAAAACCAGACTGTTCAAGGTTTCCAGCGTGGATGCAGCTCTCACTGCTCTCCAAAGGAAGACCGCGTGAAACGCGCCAGCTATCAACATGGGTCTGTCGAGCTAAAGAAGCTCAAAAAGGGTCCAGACGTGTGGGTGTTTCGCTACATGGATGGCGGGAGACGCAAGTCCAAGAGGCTTGGGACCGCTCTCCAGGTTCGCTCGGAATCTGCGGCGAAAAAGGCTGCCCTGAAGTTTCTGGACGAGATCAACAATCGGATCAATTGCATCACGGTTGACGGTCTAATCGACAAATACGTGAAAGAAGGCATTCCCTCCAGGCACTCAACATCTGCTCCATATAGGTCGAATCTGAAACGCATCCGTGCTGAATTTGGGGATGAGCGAGTCGATGATATCGCCAAAGACCTCATCCGGATAGAGCAGTGGATCAATGATCTAAGGACTTTCGCGACTAAAAACACCTCTGCCCGCGACGCCTCCAAGAAGACCAAGATGAACATCAAAAACCTCTTGCATCGGCTGTTTGAATGCGCGATCAAGTGGGGCTCCCTTCCCATGCAGCGAAACCCAATCGGCTTAGTTGAAATAAAAGGCCGAAGGAAAAAGGTACGGCACCCCAACTTGATAACAACCCATCAGTGGAATGGGCTAATGTCCGATCCAGACCTGCCAGAACATGTCCGCACCGCCCTTTGTGTTGCCATGATTCTCGGGCTAAGGGCATCGGAGATACTTGGCCTGAAATGGGAAGACATCGGCTTTGACTCAAAAAAGGTTCACGTCAGGCGGTCGGTGGTAGGCAAAAAGGGAAAAGACGTTGCGGAAGACACTAAAACCGAAGGCTCTGAACAGGAGCTTCCGATGCACGAGGACCTGGAAGCCGTCCTGGATGGATGGCTGAAGTCCAACACGGCCCCAGATGGAACCTGCACTTCTGTGAACGGATGGCTGTTCTCGAATCCACAGACGGGGAAACCCTACTGGCGCGATTCCCTGCAAAAAGACCACCTGGTGCCTGCCGGGAAGAGGCTAGGAAAGACCTTGGGCGATGCCCATATTATCAAAAACCTCGGATGGCACGATTTCAGGCACACCTATAGAGCCATGATGCGCGAACTAAAGCTTAGCCCAGAAGAGCAGAAGACCTTGATGCGGCATGAGGATATCCGCACGACCATGCAGTATGGCGGAAAGGTTCCAGCAGAGTACAGCCGGGATGCAAACGCCAAGGTGGTGGCCATGTTAAAAAGGAAGGTCGGATAAGTTATATGACCCTTATCCGACCTGCAATCTGGCTAAATGGTTGCGGGGGCGGGATTTGAACCCGCGACCTTTGGGTTATGAGCGTAAAGATTTGATTGAATCAGAATTACTTAGGTTATTTAATTCGTTTTAGCTTCGCCTAAGTTTGGCGGGTTTTTGCATGACAAGGATTCGTTGTCTCACAGTTTGACCCCTAAAAGGAGCCGCAATGTTCGATCCAGAACGCATACGCAGATGGAGGCCGCTGGGCGACGAGATCATGCTGGACACCGTTCCCGGCAACGAGGACGCGCCCAGAGACTCTGAATTCGTGCTGGCCTCCGATTACGACGCCCTACTCAAGCTGTACCGCGTCAAGGAGCAGCGGCTACTCGACTTGGCTACACTCTTTGGCGTATGCGATGGCGGTCGCTATCTTGAGGACTGGAAAACTAAGGCCGCACTCCTAAAACAGTAATGGCCCCGTACCTTTCGGCAGGGGCCAAGGAGAGAACGCTTGGCTAGTTTAGTGTATTGGTCTTTGACTGTGGGGTTTCTTCTCGGATTCTCAGGCTGGATAGCCCTTGGAGCGTGGCTGGCACTATGGCAGCACCACCACGTCTGGGGGCTGTGCTGGATGGCACTAGGAGCGTCAGGCGGCTCCTACTCGTTCTGGACGCTAGTTGTGAATCGTCCCATGAAAGATAGGCCTCTCCCCTGAGACACAAACAGCTCCCTTGCGGGAGCCATCTGCGTGCTCTGATTCTTCCGCGACCTCCTTCTTACGGGGTAGCCACTGCTGGCGTTTGCGGGGCCTGTACGCTCTTCACCAGGTCAGAGACGGCCTGAGCTACTCCAACGTCCTGCTGAGCTGCTGTGGCGATTGCTGTGGCCTTCTGGTAGGTTCCTGTGGCCTTGGCAATCTGTACAGTCTGGTCGATGGCGAGTCCTGCAATCACGGAAGCCGCCTGACCGAGCTGGGCATTGTTTCCAGTGAGAACCTGTCCTGCCGTTCCTGTTGCGACCGCGAGGGCGTCCTTCGCCATCTGGGCTTTGGTTGCGCCAGAGGCCTTGTCGCCTACGACTGCCTGAATGCCGTGAACGATACCGGGCAAAAGCCCGAGGATGAGGGATAGCCAGTTCATTTTTGGTCTCCTTGAGGTGCTTTGGTGAGGGTTGCGCTGGACCCGCTGATCGTTCCGTCAGGAGCAAGAGTCGGGTCTTTGAGAGTTGCCACGTCGCCCGGACCCATAACCAGCGGTGGAAGTGGAGATTTAGCTAAATAAGCCGCTGCGTTCACCATCCCTGCCACAATGGCGACCATGCAGACATGCCCAAAGCCGATCAAAGATGTCAGATTGAACCTGTCGGGTGCGACTAGAATCGTCGCCACAGAAGAGGCAGAAGAACCAATCGCGGCAGCTCCCAAGCCGTGCAGCCAGATGCGAGTGTTGTTTGTCATTCGTTCTCCTAACGTTTCAGCGCCATGTTGACGATGACGCCAATGAGGGTTGCAACAATAAGGCGGATGATCCAGCGGTTCTGATGATCGGCGTCGTCGAGTTTCTGGTCTGTGGATTCGATCTTCTTCTTCACATAGGTAAAAGCGCCGTTTTCGCTGAAGAAGGTAGACCAGTTGACCTCAAGAACCCTCAGCCTTCCACCGTGTCCGTCCACTCTTTCCAGCAGGTGATTCGCGCGAGCTTTGGCTTCTTCGTTGCGTGTGTCGTCCACCTTTCTCCGCTCTATATCCAGTTGATCCCTGGACTGAATCAGTTGGCGGATCGACTGCAGTTCGGCGCTTACCTGCTCCATCGTTGTGAACTCCTCATGCATTGCTATTGCTTCCCCCTTGGTTATTCACTGCCCTAGATTTCTCGAAAAAGGTTGAGCCGCCCAATCTTGCCGAGCGGAGCGACCGCAGCTCTGTTCCATGTCTTAGGGAAGCTGATCGAATCATCGAAATAGAGGGTTGCCCCGTTGGTAATGTCCTCTACGCCGCGATCCATGACGTTTCCTGCAATCAGTTGCGCCTGAATCCATTGCTGATCCGACTCTTGCGGGAAGGAACTAAGCTGCGGATCGCCATGAGCCGTAATCGAGGAGAACGCCCACGGCTTCACCACTTGCGCATAGAAGGTTGAGCCGTGTTTGTTGACGCGGTTCCTGATAACGCAGGCCACAGCCAGCATGCCGGTGTTGCCTTCGCCTCTCGCCTCTCGCCAGAGGCATAGTGCTGTCAGGGCGTAATCCGCGTGTGTCACTGGATCGAGAAACTCCCTGTAACCGTCGCGGAGCCTGTAATCGTAGGACTAGTAGCCGCTGGAGCCGTGTACGTCCCATTGCTAATCAGCGAACTGGTGAATCCGGGTGCCTGTGCAATCGCATAGAGCGTGCTTGCCGTCGCAACGGTGATTCCCCCGGTGTAGAGCGTGCTACCCGCACCGCAGCCCGTCCCTGCGCCATTGGTGGTTGGGGAGCCGGTGAAGTTGTAGCAGATGACCGCGCCTGATGTGGTATCGGCCAGCGTCACGGAAAGGCTTACCGTCCCTGAGCTTGGCGTGATGCTCGGAGTCGCCGTCTGATCGGGGTTTACGAACTCCACTGCGCCCATGCTGGGAGAGCTGGGCCGAACGGTTCCATAGTAATCCGCCGTCAACCCAGAGACGGCGTTTCCTGTGCCGATGACAGGGCTGCCCACAACAGGGTAAAAGCTGTTTCCGCTGCCTGCGAACGGATTGAAAACATCGAGCGCCGCTTCATTCGCCCATGTCTGGCTAGGCTGGCTTTGCAGATTGGGGCTGGAGCATATTACTCCGTTTGCCCCGCAGGTATCTGCGTTGCGAATGCCAAACTGATCGGCATAGCTTCCGGTGAACTGATAGTTCGACCCAGCGTTTGCTAAGTAGAGTCCTGGTGCGCTTGCCGTGGTGTTGGGATCAATGTATCCAAGGTACAGATTGTCCTTGAAGGTATTTGGCACGGTCGAGCAGTCTTCCTGGTTGAAGACGTTTCCCGAGGTATAAAACCCGCAGTCACCCTCGAAAATAGTCGGGTTGGCGGCAATAATCGTGTTGCCATAGAAATGGTTGACCGAACCCGGACGGGTGTTGATCTGGAAGCTGTTTCCTCCGGCTCGGCAGTAGTTCGAGAGGTAACTTCCGCCCAATCCGGTGGAGACGTTGAAGTTCTGCGGAGCGCCGGGAACAGTTTCGCCCATGCGGTAACAGTTGGAGACAGTCAGATTATTTTGAAACAGTGTCGTGGCATTGAGGGCGTTGCCCCACTTCCACGCCGTTCCCATGTTGCCGATGGCGACTGAGTTGGTAATGGCAAGGTCTGCGACTTGCGTATGCGGCCCAATAAACGCATCTTTGGTGTTGTATTCGGTCACGCAGTGGTCGCAATGGAATACATCCAAAACGGTGTCCTGCCCGGACCATGCATCTCCAAACCCTCCAGAGTTGTTGTCATAGCAGGCTCTTGCTGGGAAAGCACTGACGATGGGGTACTGCTCAAAACATCCATTTCCGATAACCCAGACATAGCTCGCCAGAATCTGCGACCCTGCACCGTCCGGCGTATCTGAGCCATCGTCGAAATTGATGCCTGCTTGCGCGTTGAATCCGACAAACACGCGCGTCATCTGCAACACGCCGCCGATTGGACCTTGGATTCCGTCATGCGTGAATCCGTGGATATAAACATCCTGCAGGGTCACGTTCGCGGTGGTGTTGGAGGTCTTGATGCCGTTCTGCGCAAAGTCGTCAATAATCGAAGAGGTCGAGCAAGCCTGCGGATAGGCTGGTGATCCGGTGCTCTGATTGCAGTTTCCTCCTGCTCCTGCGTTTCCCGGACTCACCTGGTTGTGCGTCGTAATTTCCAGACACTCAAGATCGACATACTGCGAGCCCACCAGATTGATGGTGAACTGATCGCCAAATCCAGCGAACAGCTGTGTCAGCCGACTGGAATAGTCTTTCGGGTTGTTGCTGGTGTTGCAGGAGGCATAATTTTCCCCCAGGATGCGCGTGTGCTGCGTTGCAGTCCCTGAAGGAATCGGGGCCGAGTAACAGTCGAACGGAACATTGGGGCTGAAGTAACACCAGTTGTTCAGCGATCCCCCTGAAGGCCGGTCCCAGCCAATGCGGCAGTTGGGATTGGAAGGATAAATCTGGTTTACGCCTGCGGTGCAACCGCGAATGATGACGGTATCTCCGCCAGAAATGACCCAAGCCCCGGTGTAGTGATCCGTCCCTGCGTCATCGTCATACAGATAGCGGAAGTCCTGATATGCACACGCCTGATTCACGCCTGTTCCACCGGTGGATGCGTAGGAGGCATCGGCCTTCCCATTGCACTGGCCGGTAGGAGCATTGGTGGCGTCGTACCGTGTTCCCCCATCTGTGCGGACAAACCACGTGGTTGCAAAGGCAGGAGTTGAAAGCACCAGCAATACGCCGAGCAGGATTTTCTTCATTTCGTCACCATCGTTACAATCACGCCGCTGATGCTGGTCGTTCCATCGGGGTTCTTGGTTGCTGTGCTTTTGGAGAAGTCGAGTGTGATAGTTCCATTTGTTCCCTTCAGGGAAACCGGAGCCGTCACGGTTGCGGTTGTACCGGTTACAGGAGCCTGATAGCTGGCAAAGTTGAAGGAGCAAGTACCGCCGTTTTTGGGAACGCGGCAGCTCGCGGACTGACTCTGGATTTGCGCCGTACCTGTCACTGCTGCAGGAGGTACTTGGGCGACTTGAGCCATAGCGGCAAGTGGGAATAGCAACAGGAGAAGGATTCTCATTTTCCGCCCTTTAGGGAGACATCGACGCAGTTAGAAGGGTCTGACTCCGCACCATCTACTTCTGCGGTTATGTAATAGCTGTAAGTTCCCGGCGAGACGGGATCGACATAAGGCCCATCAGGGGGAACGTAGATCGCAATTCTTGTGTAGTACGGCTGAGTCGCGCACGTTGCTGAGGCGCGATAGACATTGACTGTCCCCAAAGAAGGAGGAGGCGTCCATGAAAGGGTGACTGTATGTGTCTTCACGAGAAACGCAAAGAGCAGTGCAATCATCGAACGACCCCGCGCAGGACTCCAATGAACCGGAAGCCATCTGTTACAAGTGCGGTTTGATACGCGCCTGTATTCCATGCGGTAGAGGAGGGTCTGGCCGTTCCGGCGATGTCTGAATTAAGTGCTGTGATCCCTAGAGATGTGAGGTTCGTCCCCGCGCTAATCACCACTGAGCCTATTAGCGGCACTCCAGCCGAGGTCAGCGACAGCGTGTTGTTCTGCTGGCCGTTCGTGTCATAGGTACACCCCGACTTCCATGTGGCGAAGGTGGAGTATCCCGTCCCATTGCAGTCCCATGCGCCAGCCCCGCTGGGGAACGGGTTATTGCCGTAAGTGTTGTAATCCCATGAAGTTATGGTTGCGCCAGAGTTCAACTGCACATACTGCGAGTAGCACTGAATGATGTTGTTTTTGACTGTGACCCCGGTTGAGGTTGCGCCGACAGACAGTCCGTAAGTGTTGTCGTTGTTGGCACAGTCACCCAGCATCGTGTTATTCGCAACGAGTGTGGTAATCCCGGAGATGACCGCGCACGGCGATGTGTCTCCGGCGTGCTGGACGCAGACGTTGTTGAAGTAATACTGATTGCTCGGAGTCGAGAAGCCGCCTGTATCAACGAATATCCCGATGGCCGTCGTGCAGCATGAACCCCAATTCCCATCCGAGATGTTGTTGTAGACGTTCAGCGCGGTTGAGTCTGTTCCGTGGCTGGTCGCCAGAAACTCATGGATCGCATTGTGGTGGAAGGCGTCTGAAACCGTATCCCAATTCGAGGCATCGTGGAAATGGTTGTTGTAGATGTTGACAGTGCGCGTCCCCGTCCCTGTTGGCGCTATTCCCCAGTTGTCATGCCAGAAGTCGTTGTTATAGACGTTGAGGGTCATACCCCCAGCGGTCGAGGCAATGTTGATCTGATTTCCGCCATCGTGCAAATCGCTGTCGTGAATCGAAACCACGCCGCCGCAGCCTGAACACTGGAAGGTGTAAGCTCCTCCATCAATGTTTGCAGTCGCATCCGAGGTCAGTGTGTGCTGGTACAGGTTGCGGATGATGAGGTTCCTGATCTCAATGTCATGGCAACTACTGCTCGTGCATCCAGTGAACGCCTGCGAGGTTGCGTTCTGGTTTGCCAGCGCCGAGCCGTTGGCCGTGGCCTCGATGATTCCCGCCTGTCCGGTTGCGTATCCGGTTGGATTCGCAGCTTCGACGGTATTGCAAGCCGTTCCAGGTCCACACGCTACCAATCCATCAAACAGCCAATAGGACTGGTTATTGATGTTGATCGCCTGAGCTACGGACTGCGATATTCTGGCCCCGGTATCCCACCGCAGAGTGATGACGTTGCCTGCTGCTCCACTGGAGTTGAGTGTCAACCCGGTGGTGATCGTGCCGCATAAGTAGTAAACACCCCCTGCGGCTTCAGTCCCGGCGTTGAATGTCGCCACGCTGATGGCGGTCTGCGCATTACACGCGGCTCCGCCTGAAAACGTGCCGCCGCTCTGCGAGACATATGTCACCGCGAAACAGGCAGGAGAACATAGACACAGACAGATAAGAATTAGGCGTTTCATTGGCATGACATCGCAATTCCGGCAATTCCTGCCGAGCTGCTGGTTGAACTGTTCACGGCCTGCCACTCGTACATATCGCCCGGAACGATAGTGACCGAGTGAGTAGTGTCCGAGTAGACCTGATTCGCCGCCGCAGAAGCCGGAATGGTAATCGTCAGCGCGGTTGCGGTCGGGGAAGCGCCTCCCACCGAATGCATCAGCGTGACCACTAGACTTCCGCCTGCGGGCTGGCCAGGTGTTGCGGTTACGACATAGAGATTCTTCGCGCTGCAGGCAGCCGAGAGGGGCGCATACTCGCCGTAGTAATTCGTGGAGCTAGAATTAGCTCCCGAGAGCGGATAATAAAACGTCGTCGAACCAGCGACCTGCCCAGAGGCGTTCGTATAGCTGAACATTCCTGCGGCACTGCTTCCGCCTGTCGAAACACAGGACCATGCGTGTGTCGTGGTGTTGTAGAGGTCTGCGCCCGATGTGCAGGTTGGCATGGCTACTGCGGCCGGAGCCGCAGAACCTCCAGTGGCATTCATCACTACGGTGTCTGCCGCCTGTGATGTGTGGCCGGAGAGCGGCAGGCCTGTGCCATTCGTCAGCGTTACCGAGGTGGGAGTACCTAAAATCGGGCTTACGAGCGTGGGCGACGTGAGCGTTTTATTGGTCAGTGTGTCCGTGCTGGACGTTGTTACCAGCGCAGCCTCAGAGCCGTTGTTTACGGACTGCACAATGCGGTGCGTGGTGGAATCGCAGCGAATGTAATCGACGGTTGCTGCGGGGACTCCAGCGGTAGAAGTCTCATCGCAGGCGAAGCCACGCGAGCCAGAGGGGAGAGCTGCTATTGCTCCGGCTGTAGGCGTGCCGGAAATCACGCTGGTAAAGGTTCCCGCTGCCGGAGTCGTCCCGCCAATCGCGGGGGGCGATGCAAGGTAGGTTGCGAGGTCAAGGGCGGCTGGAGCGACGGCACTCCCCGAAGGCTGCCACGCAAAAGCAAAGGTGTGTCCCGAGGTTGTGGGAGAAGCAACGAAGGAGGTTGCGCCCGCTCCCGACTGATATGGTGCGGAACCAGTCGCTCCTCCCGCCAAACTCGTCGCCTGAATGGTTCCCGAGCCGGTTGGAGCCAGGGAAGCCCCTGTCCCTACAAGCATGGCTGCGGTTGTGTTGGTGCTTCCTGTCAGTGCCGAGAACGCTGTGCTCCCGCCGCTAATAGTGTTGCAGCCAAATCCCGTTCCAGTCGTCCAGGTGAGTGCGCTGCTTCCCGTAGAGCAGGAAGGCATCGTGAGGCCGCTTGGCGTGGTTGCGGTGAGAGCGCCAAGGACAGTGTTCGCAGTCTGCGTGGCAAGGGCTGAGTTGGGAATCGCACTCGCGGCCACGGCCAGAGATGGCGTAGTAGTCGAATTTGTGACCGTCGGCACCAACCACGAAGGCCATGAACCGGAAGGAGCGGCGAAAGATGTTACCGTTCCTGTTCCGGGGGTAATGGTGTTACACCCGAACCCGGTTCCGCTTGTCCACTTCAGCGCATTGGTAGCTCCGGAGCAGGATGGCATTGCCAAACCCGATGGGGTGGTCGCAGTCAATGCGCCTAAGACCGTATTGGCGGTTTGCGTGGCGAGATTGGCATTCGGAAGATTGCCGGTGACACCCGTAGAAAGCGGCAGCCCGGTTGCGTTGGTCATTACTCCAGACGCCGGAGTGCCCAGAGCGGGCGTCGTGAAAGTGGGGGCCGTAAGCGTCAGCCCCGCAATCGTCGTGGTCGTGCTACCCGCCGCAACGGAGGTAGAGCCGAGGGTGATGGGGAAGCCTGAACCACTACTGCATAGCCCATTCCCTACCGTGCATAGCCTTGACCATGAGCCGCCGTTCTCGTAGGCGTTCCATAACCCAGATGCGTCAGTCCCGAGTCCTGCATTGCCTGCGACGGGAGTGACTAGCCCTCCAGAAGAAGAAGGAAGCGCCAATCCGTGCTGCGTTCCTGTGCCGTGGTACACAAGGCTTGAGCCGGTGTCCTGCAGCGCAGAGGACGTAGTAGAGGCTGTGGCTGAGGTCGCCAGAGGAAGATAGCCGGTAGTCTGGCCGGAGAGTCCGCCACCCGCTCCAGTTGCATTCGTCCCAATGACGTGCCAGCCCTTGGTGGTGTTGGAGTCATACTGCAGAATCACCGACTGCCACTGAGAAGTAAGGGCGTAGGTCGTGCCGCCGTCCAGGGTGTAGCCTGCTGGGGCTGTAACAGTGACAGCGTTGGCTGAGGCGTCCAGCTTCTTGACGATGTAGATTGTGCCTGCAAACGTAGGTGCGGGCAGGTTCGCCACAATCGCTCCGCCTGAAGCATCGAAATACGCCGTGCTCTCGCCACTGGAGCCCAGAGTGTAAGGCGAATCCGTAACCGTAAAGATGAACTCGCCAAGAGCGAAACCGTCTTTCAGGGTTGTCGGCTGAGTACCTGAAAAGACGTTGATTCCACCTGCTGATTGGACAAGGATGTCGTCTGTATCTGTCCGCAGTGTCATTCCGCCTGAAGCATCCGCGATAATCTGGCCCGATCCGCCGTTGATGGTCGAGGCTGCGGTGATGTTGATGTTGTTGCCGTTGGTAGTGTTTCCGGTCGTATAGATGCGGATATTGCCGCTATTCGCGTTGGCGGAAGTCCCAGAACTGGTATCCGTCTGGAGCGTGATGTTGCCAGCTCCATTCCCTCCGTTGGTGGTCATCTCCACGTCGAAGAATGAGCCGCCACTCACCGCTGCCGTATCGTTCGACAGGAACTGATAGAACCCTGCCAATGGAGCGGTCGCGTGGATTCCATTGCCCGTGTAGACGAGTCCTCCCGCTGCGCCTGCCGAACTTCCTGTATCGGAAAACAGCGTGTCTCCAATCGCCGTGTTGTCGGCGCTGAAGAAGCATATTTGGTGGGCAGTGCCGGTTCCGCAGCCTCCGCTTCCTGTGGAGTAATTCGGGACATTCAGCGTGTAGCCGGATGCTGAGTCTCCGGTAAGCGTCGAGGGCCCGCTTGTTCCTGTAGTCGTCAGTGCAAGAGTTGTCTGCCCACCACCCCCCAGAGAGATAACAAACGTTCCTAGAAACTCTCCGCCCGGAGAAACCATTGAGAACGTGTAAGTCCCTGCCGATTTCCAAAAACCAAATCGGCCATGCACATCCGCTGTGATCGGATTCGTCGCAGCAACAGTCAGAGCGGGGTCTTGGTAAATCGGAACGGTATTCGTGCAGGGCTGACTTCCGTTGTCTGGGTAGGCGCAGACCGTGATCTTTGCAAAGGGCACGGTGAACATGGTCGATTGCGACCCGGCCGGTACGTTATTGGCCGAGGTGAATGCATTCGAGTCATACCGATACCCCTGCCCCCATAAAGGAACAGACAGACACACGAAGGCTAAGACTTTCAGAAACAGCTTCATTCAGTTGTCCTTTAGTTGATCCAGGAAAGGCCGATGTTCATGTTGCCGGTGATGGTGACTGCGGAATTCGTGACGTTGCAGACATCAACAGTTGGGTTGGTTCCGTCCCACTTGGCCGTCAAGGTCAATCCGAGATAGCTCGTTGCCTGACCTGATGTGGTGGTCTGGAACGAAGCCATCAAGACCGAGGAGACTGTTGCTGCGGTGCCAGTGAAGGTAAAGGCGTTCACGCAGGTGTTTGCGGCGTAGGTGAATCCACCCGGCCCGATGCTTGTACTGACATGCCCGTAAGTTGGAGCGGGACAGTGAGTGCCGTCCTGACGGCAGACAAATGATCCTGAAACAACCGCCTCACTCGCTTTGACTGTTCCGCTTGTGTCCCCTGCTGTGCCGTTGCCTACATCCAGAACGCCTGCCGAATCGCGAGAGAGGCCAGTATCGGAATTCCAGGCGGCCACCCCAGTGCTTGGGATAGCGAGTGAGCCTACTGTGGTGGTTTGCGGGCCAAGGTTATTCTGTCCGCCTGCGACATATAGCCCGTACCTGTCTGACGCACCGGTTTGGTCTGCAATGTAGACGCCAGCATTTAGAACACCGCCAAACTGGCCCTCAACATAAAGCCCTGTATTGATGGGCACGTTCGAAGTTATGCCGTAATTGGAGTTGTT